GGTCGTAAATATACTTGTAATTTTAATGTTTATCAAGTATATTCTACTGACGTTTTACCAATTACTTTTAACTTTGAACAAGGATTGAATTAAAATTATGGCTGATATTCTTAATGAAAATGGATTAAGCGTTGATAATTACGACACGCTTTTAACTAATTTACAAAATCAAATGCAAACCATTTATGCCCCTGATGGTGACCCTATAAATTTTGATAGTGAAACTCCAGATGGGCAATTGACAAATATTTTTGCTCAAGCTGGTACAGACATAAGAGAAATTTTGCAAGAAGTATATAACAGTTTTGACCCCGAAAAGTGTTCTGGTCGTTTGCAAGACATAAGATATGCTTTGAACGGTATTACTAGAAATGGTGGAACTTATACTATCCAAAATATTGATGTAACAGTTGATAGAACATTGACTTTACAAGGTTTAGACAAAAATTACAACGATGAAAACGCTACAAGTTATACAGTAAGTGATAGCAATGGTAATCTTTGGTACTTAATCGATACCGCAGAATTACAAAAGGGTACGCATTCTTTACCGTTCCGTAGTAAAAATATGGGGCTTGTACAACCTACAATTAACACAATTACTAATATTGTTACAATTATATTAGGTGTTACAAGCGTAAATAATAGCGTTGCTCCTACTACGTTAGGAGAAGAACAAGAAAGCGATTTAGCCTTTAGAATTAGAAGAGGTCGTTCTACGGAAGTTAGAGGGCAAAGCAATACTGACGCAATGCTATCACAATTACTAAACCTTGATGGTGTTACTGATTGTGATATATGGGTAAATTCAGGTGATACAACAGATGAAACAGGCACTCCCGCTGGTTATGTTTGGGTAATTGTTGAGGGTGGTGCTAATTCAGATATTGCAGATATAATCTATTCAAATTCTTGTGGTCGTGGTACTCGTGGTGAAATTGAAATTGACAAAGAAGCTATATCAGGGCAAATATTCAAATTACATTTTGATAGACCTACGCCAATTCCTTTGTATGTGAAATTTGATTTCAAATTAACAGTATCACAAGACGCAACAGACACGTCCGCAATTATTGCTGACTTTGTAGAAAATTTAAAATACTCGTTAAATCAAGACGCAGAAACCTCAATTCCAACAACTACGGCTTATAATGCCGTAACTGCAAACGGTGGTGGAGGTTATCCACTTAATTTGATGATTTCAACAGATGGACAAAATTGGACAAACTTCATTAAATGCCCTGCAAGAAACAATAAATTTGTAGTTGATACAAGCCGTGTAACAGTAAATTTAATTGAAGAGGTTACATAATATGGATTACGTAACAAGCTTAAATGAATTGCTTGAATATTATCAAAATTTATTGATTGTTCAATATCATAATAAACCTAAAGCAAGGGCTACTGTTAGAGCTATTGTAAATCTTATATTAGCAAATTTACTTATTTTACAAATTAGAGATGGTTTTGACTGGAAAACCGCAATAGGTATGCAACTTGATATAATTGGAAAATGGGTAGGCGTAACAAGGTTTTACAATGGGCAATTATTTTATTTCCGCCCTTGGTTTGCTTTGATTAACTGGAACTCAATTCCTGACGCAAGTCAAGGGGGTTTTTCAACTTATCAAAATTTCAATGAGTTGGATGGTGGGTTTTTAGATTATTCTAACATTCTGCCTACACAAAACAGATTAAGCGATTATGGGTATCGTTTAATGATAGGTTTAAAAATAATTAAAAATAACATATATACAACGTGCAAAAACATTGATGACGCTATATGGAAGTACTTTGATGGTAAAGTTTATACCGTTTGGGATGTAGATACTTTAACATATTGTTATCCGCAATCATTAGCCGAAGTCATTGAAGTAGCAAAAGAAAAGAATGTATTACCTTGCCCGACTGGGTGCAAATTAGTACTAAGGGAGATATAAAAATATTATGGCTGAAAATTTAAAACGTGTAACCGCTAAGATTTTTGCAGGAAATGCGACAGAAAATATGATTGGACAGTTTGGGAGTGCTTTAATTGGTACTAAAAACAATACTACTGATGTAGAAACTATTCAAGCATTACCAGCATATACGATTGGATGGAGTTCAGCGGTACTTACAAATAAAAATTACCCGACACTTGAAGAAATGAATGGGGTAATGAAAAATATGTCATATCAAACGGCATATAATATGCAAAAAGGCGTTGCCGAATGGGATGGGGAAACAACATATTTTAAAGGCGATATTTGTAAGGCAATTGGTCAAGGCGTTTTATATTTTTCAAGAGTTGATAATAATGTAGGACACGATGTTTTAGAAACTGATTTCTGGAGTGAATACACAGGTTCTGCAATATCTATTCCAGCAACTAATTATATTTCTACAATGTCTGGCAATGTAAGCTATAATGAAGATACTTTAACTTTACCATCTATGGCAGGCTATGCCCCTAATGGTAGAAACCTAGACGGAACATTAAAAAGTGTTTCTGTTGCTTTTTCAGGAACTTATAAGGTTACAGGTTCAGGCTATTATAATGTTTTTTATAACGAAAAAGCTAAAAATCTTATTTTAGCTAACAACTATTATAAATTTATAAGCGAAAAACCTAATACAAATTTAACTAACGATGTCTGGTGGAACTCTGACACAAACGAAACAAGTTATATAACCTCTGTAATCCCTAATTATGTAATTTCAGATGGGGTAAATGTAACTAATGAAGGTGTTGTTTCTAATTTAGGAACACTAACAGCAAGTGCAAGTTGGGATGTAAGCAAAACATCTATTTTAGATTTATCTTTCACTACTGGTGCAGATGTTACAACAGAGCAATCATTATTTGATGTACCTTTTGCAAATGCAAGTATTAAAGATGGTAATATCAATGTAATTTTATATTCAGTTGCATACTTAGTATCGTATGGAGAGCAGATTTATAATGGGGAATTTTCTTTAGCAAATCAAAATACTACTTATAAATATGACTTAAACGGTACTTTTGTATATTCTAATTCTTCTTTGGTTATTGGCACAATTGTATATTCTAATTCAGATAAAACAGAAGAATACGGTACAGTTACAGAGGTATCTTCAAACACTTGTATCATTACTAAAGAAGAACAAGAAGTATATAATGGTCAATATTCTTTAATTGATATTACTAATTTATATACATATACTTTAGGTACTACAAATTATTACTGTAATCACGTATTAGCTGAAAGTGTTGTTTTATATACCGATATAACATTAAATAATGTTTGGGGTACAGTTGCAACAGTAAGTAATAACACAGTTAAAGTTATTAGTGGTAATACTATTGGCTATGTATCATCTGATGGTACAGGCTTGGTAAATACTGGCGTTATTATTTATTCTGATATAGATTGTACAGAACAAGTTGAAGTTTCAACAGGTTCAAACGCTACTTATTTAGATGAAATTGGAAAATCTAAAGTAGATACAATTACGTACGCCGTAACTGCTTCTACTGCATATACAGGAACATTAAGTTATGCGAATGACACTTACAACATTTCTTTAAATGGTAAAGGTGTAAACCTTATTTCAAGTAGAAAACCATATAACTACTCTACTACAATAATATTAGGCGGTAATAAAAATTTCTTAGGTACTTTTGATATAAGAGGTACTTTTGTAACTGGTGTATGGTTATGGAACGGCTACATAGATGGGAATACAGAATGGGAAATAACCCCGTTATTACATCTTGGCGAATTAGTTCTAGTGGATAATGTAATAACAGAAGAGCATATATATAACCCTATTGTATTAGCTCAAATGTCGGACTTAGAAAATTCCGCAAATGTAGAACTAAGTAATACTGATAGACTTTCAAATTGTATTCTTTCATATACAAAACCATTATCTTATGAAAATAATGTTACAACTGCAACATTTACACTTCCAATAGGTTTTCAAGCACTTTTTGCAAATGGTAGGAATACGATAGATAATACAGTTGAAAGCATTGAAAAAACAGTTCAAGAGCCTCTAAAATTATCCGTTTCAAATATTGGAACATCTGATGGTATTGTAAATGTAGTTTATTTGCAATATTTGAATAATGTTTTGTCTTTAACTTGGGGCAAAAAAGAATTACAAATAATATCTGAAAACACTCCTGAAACAGTTAATAATCAAATATATTTTTGGTTTAATAAGTCTGCTAATTTATGGTATAGTGGTAATACAACTAACGGTTGGGCACGTGCAATATTGCTTCCAATAGCAGAATATGTATCAACAGATACAAATATTATTCAGAGCATAAATATTTTACAACCATTAAATTTAAGTGCTTCTTATATCAATCGTAATGGTGATACAACTACTGGGCTTATAACTTTTAAAACCCCTACATCTAATAAATTACAAATTAAATCTAATGATGGGGTTCTTGCCGAAACATCTACTAAAAATACTTATGATAATTTAGTATTTGTAGATAAATACAATCGTAGAGCTGGAGCTATTGAAATAACTTATGGTTCTAATGGTTCTAGAACTATGAATATAAACATTAGAAAAAATCCAACTGACAACGATTATATGCGTTTATTGGTAGGATTTGACGCTGATGGAAATCCATATACGGAAGCTCCAACTCCAGCAACAAATGATAGAAGTACAAAAATTGCTACGACTGAGTTCGTTGGGAATGTTGTTGGCTCCAGTTTGTCGGCAACAGTACGGAAAGATACAAACGGTTATATTAAATTCAGCAACAATGTTATCATTCAATGGGGAAAAGGAACAATTCCTAAAAATGGTTCTTTAACGGTTACTTATCCAACCGCATTCACGGCAACTCCCTCTCTATGTATAACGCACACATATTATAACTCCGCTGAATTTGCAAATTATCAAAACTCACAGTATTTAATAGCGGAGTCCGCAACGCAGTTTGTTGTTGGGTCACACAGTTCAAAGACCACGTTTCCTATTAATTGGATTGCAGTAGGATATTAAATACAGTAATGTTTTAAAAAAGGAGATAATCTAAATGATTTATTACGGTGAAGTTGATACTGAAAATCACGGTTATGGATTTGTACTAGAAGACGACCCTAGACGACAAGATGATTTTATTGCATTAACGGATGAAGAACATCAAGAACTAATGGATAAACAATGCGAAGGTCTTGAAATTGTATGTTACGATGGTAAAGTCTTTAATGCTGAACACGGATTATATTATCAAGATGAGCAAGGCGTTTGGTTCAAAAAGTCTGATGAAGAATTTAACAAAGAAAAATCCGACAAAAAACGCATTGAACTTATAAATACTATTTATGAAATAAAAGCTGAAAAAGCTTATGGCGGTGTTGTCATAAACAATATGCTTGTTTTTGAAACTAACCAAACGGCTATTACAAACACTGTCGCTAGTTTAGCTTTAATGAGTGATACCGCAACAACAAGTTGGAAATTTTACACAGTGAATAATGAGCCTTATGTACAAAGTATTACAAAAACACAACTTGCATTCATTGCTACATTCGGGCAAAATATGATTAACCAATGCTTTACTCTTGAAGGTAAATACAATGAACTTTTAAAATCTGCAACAGTAGAAAACCTATTAGATACTAAATGGGTTGAAAAGTTTGTACAAGATGTAAAAACTGAAATGGCAGAAGTTGAAAATAATGTTACTGTAAAATTTGCATAATCGCTTAATCTATATGGTTAAGTTCAAATTTGTGAGGGACTTTTATGTCCTTCACAGTTTGCGAAGAATGGAGGTTGAATGAGAATAGATATACCGCCAGAAGTTGAACAACAACTAGAAATGTTACCAACTCCGCCTAAAAAGCCTAGTTTTGGTATGAAATATAATCAACGTGTTTTTAAAACAAGTTTGCATTCTCATAAAACAGTTGATGAAGTAACTCTTTCTAATGGTAAAAGAGTAACAATTCAAACTCAATATTTATGCGGTGATAAGTTCACGAAATTAACAAGTTTACGAGATAAACTCGGTAACTGGGTAAAATCTATTTTAAGATATTACAGTAAAAACAAAGTTTACAAAGAATTAAGAAGTCATAATCAAAAAGCCTTATAATTTTTGTAAGGTCGTAACTGTTTGAAAAAACAGTTGGGAATTGCGGGGGATAGCCTCCTTCTACGTATTACTCCCCCGCTTTTTCTTTTTAAAAGCAATTTATAAGCATAAGGAATAGTTAAAAATGAAAATGAGGTTAATAGCAAGCGTTTTATTAAGTGTTTTAATCGGCTTAGGTGTAAATGTATATGGCGAAGATTTAACGGGGCTTAATGACGTTCCTACACAAGTTATTGAAATTGAAAAATCTGGAGCAGTTGCAATTTTACAAAAACAACCTACAAATGAAAAACAAACTCAAGTAATTCGTGTAAAAAAGGCTGGTGGGTTTCTTCTTATCCAAATTAACGGAAAGGTTAAAGATTATAATACTGGGTTACTCGATAAATAATCATAAAGGCATTGGCTTTTATATAAATTGGAGATTTTAAAAAATGATTGAATGGTATAAAGATGGAGATGTTGAAATTTATTTCAGCATAACTCCACACGTTGATATGCGATATTCTACGCCATGGATGAGTAAAGAAGAGAAAAAAGAAATTGAAGAAAAACCGTTTATTAACTTGAAAAAATTGGAAGTTGTATTGAAAGATTATTATAATCATTCATACAAATTTTCTATACCTGCAAATTATACGTGGGATGGAGCGAGTATTCCTAGAATGTTTTGGAGATTGATAGGTTCAAAAACAGACCCTAGATTTTTGATTCCGTCATTGATACATGATATTCTATGTGAAAACCATAAGTATGTAAATAATGATAGGTATTTTGCAGATAGAGTATTTGAAAGATTGTTATATGTTTCAGGTGTTCCAGCTTTCAATCGTTGGTTAATATTCCATTCAGTTGATAATTATCAAAAGTTTTGTGGATGGGGGAAATAATGGAAAACATTGCACTTTATGCCCCTATGGCAATATATGTTATAACTCTTCTTGTGCAATTAAAAATTTTTGCAAGAACAGAAGAGCTACTAGCGTTAAAAACTGAATTATTTCAATATATAAATGAACACTATGTATCAACTAATAATTATGAAATAAATCATAAGGCTTTGCAAGACCAAATGAACGGCATTGCACACGAGATTTCAGAAGTGAAAAATTTATTGATTAGTATAATTAGTAACCAAACAACACATTCAAAGAAATAGAGGGTTTTTATGAATTTTAAAATGAGTGAACTTATTTACAGTGATACTGCAATTAGACATAATATTAACAATATGCCTGATATTAACAGCCTTGATTGTATGCTTGATTTAATTTGTGACTGTTTACAACCACTTAGAAATAAGTTAAAAAAACCAATGATTATTACGAGTGGTTATCGTAATAGCGAAGTCAATAAACTTGTTGGAGGGGTAAAAACAAGTCAACATTGTAAAGGCCAAGCGTGTGATTTTATAGTTAAAGGTATGCCTATAAATCAAGTTATAGAATTTATTAAAAACAGTGGTATTGAATTTGACCAATGTATTTCAGAATATGGTCAATGGGTGCATATTTCTTATAATAAAGGAAAAAACCGAAAACAATTTTTAAAATACTAAACTCTAATTTTATATATGTCTGAAATGATAAAAATCCTTTCTCGCCTTGCGTTGTCCTTATCCGCAAGGCTTTTTTATTTGCAAAAAAATAGGCGGGTTAACCGCCTGCCAAGACAGAATTTATATGATTTTAACAGTTTTATTATATCAAATTTATTTCACAATTTCAATTTTTACATTGTGTACCGCTTCAACAAGTTTTTTCTTTAATCTAAAAACTTTGTCTTTCTCTGTAATAGGACTTTTTATATCAACTACGTGAAAACCATCTTTATCCGTATATGTAAAGTCTGCAATGTATTTACAAATTTTTTTACCATTGATAACTATTTTAAAAGGTACTTGTAACCGCAAATTGCCTATCTCTCCGTTATCTTCTTTAGATTTGTAGTACAAAAAGTAACGAAATTCAGCTTGACTATCGAATTTTAAACCGTTATATACTACTTTTTTGTTTCTGTACTTTTGCATTAACCCAACCTTTCTGTATAATTTCTTGCAAACTCATCATTGTAGCATTCTTCCATACAATAAAGGATAACTGCAAACCTTGACGCTACGACCTTTAGATTGTACAAAGGCTGAATATTTTGTGCAGTGTAAACCATATAACAATCTGTTTCTTTCGCATACTCGTCAAGGCTTATGCTAGGTGTTTCTCTCCCTTTTTTCATAAGTTTTCTGATGTTACGTTTTGGGTCAAGTGCGTAGTCCCATTTTCTCAAAAGTTTGTTAATATCGTCCACAAATTCCCATAAGTCTTGAGCCGTGAAATCTAGTTTGTAATCGTGGTCTGATAGCTTTTTAACTAATTGTGTTTGCAATTGCAAAGCTAGTTTTATAAATTTGTCCTTATAAAAAACTATTTTTTCATAGTTATTACCACTTATTACATCTCTGTATTTACATATTTTATCTAAAATATTTGACATATTTACTCCATCTCTATACTATTGTTCAATTTTGTTCTAAGTTGTTCGTTCTCTTCTCGCAACGCTTGGTTTAACTGTTGTGCTATGTTGTTAGATTGTTTTAACGAAGCTATATAATACTTAGCACTATCAAGTTTAATTTGTAAGTCGATACATTTTAAAATAGTATCTTTTTCGCAGTTTATGCAAGCTTTTTACCTCCTATGCCTTAAAAAATTCTGCGAATGTATTATGTCCATATTGACCTATCGTTGCGGTCAAAACTTCTTGTAAAGTCATTTTATCCTTGTATTTTTCTTTGTTGTTTTCTAAATACTGATTTGTACCGAAACTGCAAGCTCCAGTAATAGTCCTATAAGCAATAATCCAAAAATTAAGCTCATATTCTTTTGTTTTATCTAAGTTTTGATACTTACTTACATCTCTATCAGAAGTTTTAAATAACCAATCTAAATATGCTTGTTTAATAGTGTTACCGTGTGCATAAATATCATTTTTAAAGAAAATATAAGCTATTTTATTTCTTGATTTAATTTTTAAAATATTGCCTTTAGATGAAAGAATTTTACAAAATATACCGTCAATTTTTCTATATTTCCCATTTTGCCAACATAAAGATTTTTCAATTTCTTTTCTAAAATCATTTATAAAATTTTCTGTTGGTCTTTTTAGTTCAATATTTTTATTTTTAATGTTTGTGCCACTCAAATTAAAAGAGCCACCTACGGTTAAGTTATCTGGTAACCTACTAATGTTTGTGCCACTCAAATTAAGATAGCCACCTACGGTTAAGTTATCATTTTCTTTTGTATATTCAATATAATTTTCTTTTAAAAATTTTTCAAAATTTTTACTTGTAATTTTCATTCTAAATCCTTTCTTTTATAAAATTATATTTTCTGAACTATTATTCTTTCATTTACATAATTTTCTAATACTATTGTATTATATTTATTACTTTTTGTCAACTACTTATTTTTTGTATTTTTCTGAATAAAAAGCCTTTAACTTTTTGTTGATACTTAATGGAATTTTCAACTGCCTGTTTAGTTATTCCATAAAATTTTGCACATTCTGCAAAACTACTAAATATTCTTTTATCATTAACGCATATAACAACTTTTTTATTAACTTCTTTAACTGGATAAACTTTTTTAACATTAAACAATCTTATTTTGTTCAAATTCCGTTTTTCTTCCTCTGTTAGTTCTAATTGAAATAATAAATCTTTATACAAATCAACTGCAGATATAGTTTCATATGCGTTAGGCTCAATTGTAAATTTTGTCATTTTACCCCATTAGTTTTCCCTGTTTCTATACGAATGCGCCTTAATTGTCTATCCACTTTGTGCATTTTTAATGGGTCAATACAGTCGTCAAATTCTGGATAAGCAATACTTAGTTGGTCAATCAATACTTGAACGTCTGCAAGCTCTTCTAAAATATTTGCCCTATCTTTTCTAATAATTGCTCGTATTAGTTCTGAACATTCTTCTATAAGTTGATTTAACTGTGTTTCTTTCCCGTAATGTTCCCATATTGTCTTACATTTTGTATAATATTCTTCAAACTCTAATTTATTCATCTTCACCTTCTTGGAATAAATCCATATCTGCTATAATTATAATATTTTTTTTAGGATGGGGAACAACTTTTGCTTTATATAAAAATTCCTTAGTTTCATTATCAGTTACATTTATAATCATTAGTTTATCATATGTTTCGGTTGGTAATACTATATAATCACCACCTAAAAATAGTTGCTTATGTTTCATTTTGTCCAGCCTCCTTTAACAAATCTATTTCTTGAATATCTTCAATATATATCCCGTTTTCATCCCAGAAACCAATATCAACCTCTTCAAGTTTTAAAAGTTTTAATCTAAGAGCCTTAATAATTCCAATCCCTCTACTTTTAGATTTTAACTTTTTTAAAATATTCCAAATATGGGTTTTTACAGTACTTTTTTCTATGACTAAATCCTTAGCTATATTTTTTGTGGGTAATAACATTTTTTTTATAATTTTTTTTTCTGTTTTAGTTAAGTGCATATTTATATCCTTATTAGTTCTTTAATTGTTCAATTAGTTTTAAAGCTTGTTCTTTAGTAATATTTTGGCTTTGATTACTACATACAAAACTATTATTTTTAAAAACATTTAAAGTGTAGAAATATTTACCGCTTTCAAAGTCTATAATTTCTTCAACCCTGTGATTATTACTTAAACTTGTTACTTTTCTAGCTAAAAAACACACTTTTAAATCCTTCCTATTTCAATGATAGTTGTTTTATTTCAATGTATGGTTGAGAGCTTATTTTTTCAAGTTCTGCTACTGCTCGCCTGTTCCAGTACATCATAGTATCTCTATACTTCCCTTGTTTTTCCTCTTCATAATCTTGTTCAAGTTCAAAAAATTCTTGGATTATTTCTGCCCATTTCCAGCGTTCAATATATCTAAATATCAGAATTTTCCGATAATCCCGCTTTTTAACTCTTGCAATTTGATTTTTTATAATTTCTTTTTCTGGGTTTATCCACGCTTCATATTCTTTTATTTTCGCATTTATGCTTTCAAGCTTCATTACAAAGCGTTCTTCTTCGGATGTTCTAAGACCATTTCCAGCCTGTACACGGTCTTTAGAATAGTCAACTCCTTTAAGTGACCCTATCTTTTCTATTAAAAGGCGTTTATGCCTTTTTAGTGTCTCATATTCTTTTAAAATTTCACCGAAATTTGTTAATCTTTCAAGTGTTATAGGCTCAAACTTCATTTATTCACCCCACAATTTTATTTTCTAATACTATTGTATTATATTTATTACTTTTTGTCAACTATTTATTTTCAATTTTTTCTAATTTGTATTCATTGCATATAGGATAACCTTTAACCTTTTTCCGACGGCTTTTAATTTCATATCCTTTTGGGGGATTTTCTCTAATAAACCTCATAACACGGTCTGCACTACTAGATTTTAAATACATTTGCATTTGAAAAGAAGTAAGCTAATTTTCAAGTAATAAATTTGTTAATCTTTGTTTTTGTGTCATAATATCTCCTATTTGCATTCATATAGTAATTTGTATTCTGCATTTTTAGGGCAATTTTCTTTTTCTAAAAAAAGTACATCGGGGTTATATAGTTCAATTCTTGCAATTTTGTTTCCGTTTTTGTCCTTATTATCTCCGAATTTACATCTTTCTACTAATTTGTTCAATTTGATGTCAAAGCCTGTTATCATTACATATTCAGTAAATCGACTATTTTTATAGATAACTTTCACTTTATACCCATCTAAACTTCCTACTGGTACTATTTCAAAGTTTTTCATTTTTTCAATAAACCATTTAGGAGCTGGTAAATAACGACTTTCAGCAGTTGTAATAACTGATTTGTACATTTTAAACCAATCAATAGTTTTTTTAGTTGTTAAAGCGTCTTGGTAAATATTTTTTAATTCTTGGTCATCTTCTTTAACCTTAAAAAATATAAAAATTGAATTAAGAAAATCTAATCTAGTCATTATCATTTAGTCGTACCTCCTTGTTGTTTTAATAGTTCTTCCTGTCGTTCTCTTTCTTTTTCTAATACAGATATTAAATTAGACTTTTCTTTTTCATATTCTCCATTAAGTACGGATGTGTAATTTGTGTTTTTCAATAACCAATCAACAGATGGTTTAAATCCTATGTCTTTAAAGTTTATTTTTTTCAAACGTTTTAAAACTATTGGAATAGTTTTTTCAAAATCTTCTATTTCAGCATTCAATTCATTGATTTTATTTTTATGAGCAGTAACTAGATATAAGTGGTTATTAAAAATTTTTTTATATTCTTCTTTGAATTTTCTTTCAATAGGAGATATTATACAAGGGTCTTTTTTCTTTTCTCTTGGTTCAATATTTCTACCATAAGAATTTATAAAATTTTCAACATCTTTAATAGTAGTTGTTTTTATTTCTTTTGTTTCTTCTTGATTTTTGTTTTTTTGATTTTCTAAAACTTCGTCATTATCATTATCATTTACATTTACATTTACATTATCATTAACATTATCATTATCATTATCATTATCATTAGGCTTTTGTTGGGTTAACTTGGGTTTATCTGGGTTATTTTCAAAACCCAAAAAACCCACTGGGTTATCTGGGTTATTTTGGGTTTTTGGTCTGCCCCCTTTTTTACCATTATTTTTATTACGCTCTTTTATTTTTTCATATTTATTGCTATCAATTTCAAATTGGTTTTGAATAAATTTAAAGGCTATCATAATTGATGGATTTAATTCATATTCAACATTTTTTTGATATGCCATAATCGCCCTAAACAATAAGCCCAAATCTTCGTTTTTTAGGTCTTTTAAAATATCATAATAATTTACATACATCAAATAACTTTGTTTTTGTTCATCCATTCGACTTTCTCCCATTCCCGATATAGATATAATAAAAAAAAATGCACTCTTTATATTAACCTAACCAAATTGAGTGCATAAAAGTATTATATTATTATCAAATATTTAATTGCAGTTATACTATTTTGGTTAGGTTTGCTCATAGTATAACAGATTTTCAAAAAATTTTCAAGTATTATTCTTTAATGATTATATCATCAGTAGGGATTGCCATATCATCATCAATAAGGTTTTTAAATAGCTTGAATATAATTAAGTCCTTTCCTTCAAAGTTTGGAAATTCATTTTTCAAAGCATAGTTACATATAGCGTCATAAAACCTAATTTGATTGTATTCATCCATTTGTCGAATAGTATTATAATAAATCTCTCTAAAAACAAAACCTTTTCCCATTGTTCAAAATCCTTTCTAAGTTGTATATTACTATTTTTTATAAGAAGTACCTATTAAAAAGGTACTTCATCAAAATCTGCCTCTTCCATATCATCAAAAGAGCATAAGTTATCATTTTCAGATGTTGGAGTATTATTTTGATTTTTCTTCAAACTGTATGTATCAAGTTCTAAGTACCATTTACCGCTTTTAGCTTGTTTCATATCAAGGTTAACATAGCCTTTACCATTGATATATTTTGCCAAAAAGTCCATAAAGGGTTCAGCTTTGATACCAAATTTATAAATTGTTCCAAACTGTGTTTCTTTTGCGGTTATTTTCAAACCATCTGCAAAAATTCTTTCTGCCATTTTGTAATCTCCTATTTGTTTATTTTAAAATCTATTTTTTTGTTTTCTTTTTCAATGTAGTACTTTTCAAAAAGTTCTGGTTGTTGTTCTTTGAAAAGGCGTTGGTCAAAAGCTTTTCTTTTGCTAATCTTCCAACCAAAAGAGTACAAGCCATATTGCATTTCGTCAACGTCAGCTTGTTGGAGTGCAACCGCTAGTTGCATTTCCATTTTTTCAATTTCTTTTTCTACATTCTTTAATTCAAATGATAATCTAGCTTTTTCTTGTTTGTATAAATCAAGGTCAGCGGTAATTTTTTCTAAGTCAATAGTAATTTTATTCATTATTTGCCTCCTGTTGTTTTTTTGCTTCTTGTTGTTTTTTTATTGCCATCAATTTTTTATAGCGTATTCTATAAGCCGTTTCAAAGCGTTTTAAATTTGTTACCTTTGATTCATATTTCCTATAATATTCAAGTGCATTCTCGGGAGTGTCAATAGCCTCTAATCCGCTTAAAATATCTATATCCTGTTGTTCTTTTTTCATATCGTCATTTGTTTTAGCGTCTAAAAAATCACTTTCAACAATTTCAAGAGCATTCATATATAAATATCGTTTTAGATATGTTATTGTAGCTCCTAGAGCTTGAACTTTTGTGCATTGTCGCAATTCAGCATAAACAAAAGGACATTCAAAAAGTTCTTCGCTATTATCTTCGGTATCAATAATCCTAAGTATTGCTTTTTCTTTGGTAATATTAAACATTGAATGAACTTGTAATTCCCCAAATATTTCATTTACTGCTGGTATAAAGTCCGCTAGTTCAAAATAATCATAGTATTGGTTTTTGCCAGATTTTTTCAACTTCTTTTGTTGGAGTTTTATCCTTGCTTGTTGTAATTTATTTGTAATCATTTTATCACCTCCACATTATCATCTGCATATCTGTCATAATCATCGTTTGTTTTATCGTCGTCAAGACTGTTTTTATAATCCTCAACGCTTTCAAAGCCATTTTCATAGGCTAAATATTGTTCGTCAAGTTCTTTTTCGTACCAATAAAATGGGTCATATCCACACATATTTTAAAATCCTTTCATTGTAAAAAAAAGGGGGCTGAACTTATAGGAATTATTTATTAAACTAGAAATAGAAATATTGCCCCCGATATAGTTGTATGTACATTATACTCTTATCTTTCATAAAGAAAAGTAGGAGGGTAGTTAGTAGTAATTATATAACCAGATATTAGCAAGAATACCCCTCCCACGAACAATAATCTATATGAAAGAATTTAATACAAAATAATAAAAGAAAATTGGGGGCTTACGAGCTTTAGTTGAATACGTATGTTATTATTTATAATGGATAGCCCCCACACAATACTTTAATAATTTTATTCTTTTATTGTAAACTTAACTTATAAAAATAGTCAAATGTATTATCTTTAATCATTTGATTTATTTGATGATTGATAAAAGTTTCAAATTTATCCTCTTTCATTTTACAAAATTCGGGAATATCTACAATAGTTTTTTCTATTGTTTCTTGATATTCTTTCATTTTATTTTCAATGCTTACAATTTTTCTATAAAGAATTATTGCATTAAGACTGCTTGCAAGGTATTCACCTGTAATCTTTTCATCTTCTTTCATATTTACCCCCATCCACAAAGTACACTTCTTAAAATTTCACTAAGTAAATAGCAAATAGCAGTAAACATCATTAAAAATTTTACCATAATATTAACCTTTCTTTCTTTCATATAGAAGCCTTTACCGACTTAGAGGAGTTAGCTAAGTCGGATTTTTATTGTATTGTGAATGATATATTTATAAGTTAAGTTTTTATTTACTCCTGTAATAACAAAGGCTAAAACTCTTATGGTAGGGCTACAAGTTTTAAAAAGAAAATACTCAACCATTTATTGATGGAAACTTTTAACTTCTAAAATATGTTACATTTATACATTGTTTAACTAAAAAATAACGTAGCTTTCTAAAGGAGAACATAGAAGCGTAGCCCTAATTAAGAATTTTATAATATATTATTCAATTTTCAATGTTCCGATGGAACTAAAAGTTATTAAAACCTTTTTCTTTCATATAGTTTTAAAATATTTCTTTCATTTCCTACAAAAAAATAATACTACATAAAAAATAATTTGTCAACCTTTTTTATGAGATTTTTTATAAAAATTTTTAAAGAAATAAAAATAAAATGTTAAGAATGTAAATTTTTTTTGATTTTTTCAATTGTTTGTGCTACAAAGAAGGTACTTCTTTTAGAAGTGTTCTTTACCTTCTCACTTGCTAAGAGAAGAGAGGAAAAAGAGCATTTGGAAAAGGATAGGTTAGGTATAGCTTCTTTCTTCTTATATAAACGCCACATTTGTTAAGAGAGTCTTTACAAAACTTAATTTTTGTTACAATTAAGTATCAAAAACAGTTAAAACCCCATTGTAGTACATATTACAACCCTTTTGTAACAATTTTCTTAACATTTGTACGTGTTTTTACACATAATAGGTACAAGTAATTTTTGGTAGAAGTTGCATTACTGAAAAAACTTATTGAAAAATTTGAAAAAATATTTTATTATAAAAATACATTCTCCCTTATAGCTTTTATTTAAAGTTTTTACACATTGTACAACTTACTAATATTAAGCATATGAGGTAATATTATAATGTAGTTTTAGAAATTATTAGTAATTCCGAGTATATATTTTATTTTCTGAAATTTTTATTTACATTTTATTTAAGCCTCTTAGAGGCTTTTTATTTAGGTGATTATGGAACATTTTAATAAACTTATTACGTATTTAATGGCAATACAAAATTTTTGCAAAGACATTCATTATTCTTGCCACGGTGAAAGCTTTTATAGTAAGCATTTATTTGTTGACCGTATTCAAGAAAATTTGTACAACTATATTGACGAAATAAAAGAAGTATGTTTCTTAGGTAATGATGAACGACCTTTACCGAGTGGGGAATATCTTTCAAGAGCTACTAGCTTAATCCCACTTCTTGAAACTAAGGACTTGCAAAATTTTATAAATCTTGGTAAACTGATTGTAGAAGTGTTAGCACTTATTGATAATATGGAAAGGTTAACACAAGGTGAAGCAAATTTGATGGGTGCAATTGCTCAAGATTTGCAGAACAACTTAGGGTTACTCAATTTACAAGTTAAAGAATAAAGCCTATGGGAAAACATATAACTCCGTGGAATAAGATTAAGGCTGAATATTTACAAGGGGGTACTCCTAAAGATTTAGCTTTAAAATATAATATATCAAATAAAGCTATTGGCGAAAAAGCTAGCAAAGAAGGCTGGGTTGCTGAAAAAACAAATATTTGCAAGAATGTGCAAAAAAATATTCAAGAACGAATACAAAGTCTTACAAATCTCGCATTAGAAACCCTTAAAGACGTTATTAACGACCCTTTAAGTGAAAATAGTACAAAAGTACAGGCTTCAAAAGCAATCCTTGATATAAGCGGTTTAAAGAGTTCTAAAACCGAAGTAACTGGTAATATGGAAGTGCAAAAAGTTTTCATTACTGAAAAAGAACACAAAGAAGTTGAAAAACATATTGACGATGTAATCAATGAATAATGAATATTTAGGGAAATGTTTATTAGACCGTGGTTTTGCTACTTGGTTTAGATATATGTTTAGAGTTCTTGAAGGAACTCCGTTTATTATTGAACCTTTGCATAAAGACTTATTAGAAACTCTTGAAGATGTTTTTAATGGTAATAAAACTAGATTAGTTTTAAACTTACCGCCTAGAAGTGGTAAAACAACGCTTGCTAAGTACTTAGTTGCTTATTCATTAACAACAAATCCTAAATCAAATATTATTTATACATCTTATTCACAATCATTATTGAGTGATATTGCCTTAAGTGTGCAAAACATTTTAGAACATCCTATTTATAAGGCGATGTATCCTAGTAATTTGAGATATGAAGAAGAATACACAAATCCGATTGATGATTTTTGGGCAGAATATTTAAAAAAAGAAACTGGAAAAAACTTATATTCAAGTAAAAAAATAATTACTAGATATGGTGGGATTGTTCTTTTTTCTTCTATTGGAAGTCAAATTACAGGTTTCGGGGCAGGATGTCGGAACACTAAAAAATTTTCAGGTTTTTTATGCTTAGACGACCCGAATAAACCTAGTGATACGTATTCTCAAGTAATGCGTGAAAAGGTTGTAAGATACTATGAAGAAACTTTGTTATCACGTTTAAATAATTCTAATGTTCCTATTATCGAAATACAACAAAGGTTACATTTAGAGGATTTAAGCGGAGTACTTATTAAAAAGTACAATTTTGATGTTTTGAAAAAGCCGTTACTTAATGATAACGGTGTTTGTCAATTGCCATCACAGTACACGGCAGAACGTATTAAAGAGCTAAAAGTAAATAATTACTCGTTTCAGGCTCAATATATGCAAGAGCCTATTATTTTAGGCGGTTCGGTTATAAAGCGTGAATGGTTTGGCTATTATAACCCAACTTTACAACAAACTTATAAACGAATTGTAATATCAGCAGATACCGCTATGACAGTTAAAGAAAAATCCGATTATACTTGCTTATTAGTTGGTGGGGTAACGGCTCAAAACAAATTGCATATTTTAGAAATGGTTCACGCTAAGCTTGAGTACCCAGAACTAAAACAAGCGGTTATAAATTTATATAATAAGTATAAAGAAGGTGAAACTAAGTGTTCAGCCATCTATATCGAAAACAAAGCAAGCGGGATACAACTTTTGCAAGATTTTAAAAAAGTTGGGTTACCAGTTTGCGGAATAGATGTTACAAAGGATAAGTTAACAAGAGTTGAAGAAATTCTTGAATACTTAGCAAGCGGTTTAGTGTTATTACCTGAAAGCGAAAGTTATGGAAATAACCCTGAATTTTTAGCAGAGTGTGAGGCATTTTCCCGTGATATGTCAGCAACTCACGATGATATTATTGACTCTCTTGTACATATGATTAACAATACAATTGCTAACCGCAAAGTATCACTTTTAGAAGTTTTATAAAATAAAGTTTAAAAATTATGGCAAAAAATAAACATAAAAAACAAAATAATGTAGTAAATAATGGTTTGGCTAGTGCGTTAGATTTGCCGTGTGCAAATGAGAATATTCCATTAAATAACCCATATAATGCAAACTTATTATTTACACAATCATACCAATACTTGATAACGCAAAACTGGATACCATTAACAAATGCGTATAATAAAAACAGCTTTTTACAAACCGCAGTAAATCAAATGGTTGAAGACGCTTTCAGAAACGATGGTTTAATCATTGATAGTAAAACTTTAAGCACTGATGAGCTTGAAAAACTACGTACTACAATGAAGGATGAAGGCGATATTGACGAAATTATTGATTGTATTCGTTGGGGTAGATTGTACGGCGGTGGCGTACTTATTGCAAACACTGAACAAGATTATAGTTTACCACTTGATGAAAAACAGTTAAAAGGCAAAAAGTTAAAATTTTTAGCAACTAATAGATGGCAATGTTTACCTAATGGCGTTAGTCCGTATATTGCGGAAAGCTTTGTACTTACTGATAGTCTTAACCAATCTAGCATAGAAAGTCTTAAACACGGTGCGAATGTTGACGCTTCACGTGTTGCAATATTCACTGGTAGAAAATCCCCTTATATGACATCTGCAATATTGCAAGGTTGGAACGCAAGTATTTTTGAAGGTATTTTAGAGCCTATTAACAACCTTTTAGGTGCGTTTAATGTTACTCTTGAATTACTTTCAGAAGCTAAAATAGACATTTTTAAAATTGCTGGATTATCTAACTTGTTAATGTCACCAGAAGGGGAAAGACAAGTAAGAAAACGTATTCAAATTGCTACTGAAAATAAAAACTATAAAGGTTCTTTAGCGATGGATAGCGAGGATGAATACGAACAAAAACAAATTTCTTTTGGGGGTATTCCAGATTTACTCAATCAGATGATGTATATTTTTGCTGGTTATTTGCGTTACCCAGTTTCTAAACTGTTTGGAAAAGGTTCGAGCGGTTTTTCAAGCGGTGATGATGATATTGAAAACTATAACGGTAATGTTGATAGTGATATAAGAACTCCTGCAAAAAAACTTATTAAATGGGTTGTAGATTTAAGATGTTTACAACTTTTCGGGCGTACTCTTCCAGATTTTGAGGTTAAATGGAAGCCTTTAAAAGTACTGTCTGAAAAAGAGCAAGCAGAGATAAATAGCCGTCGTTTAGCAGACTATTTGCAACTTGCAGATAGAAACATTATGTCTAAACAAATGGTAGCTCAAAAGCTTACAGAGGATGGTTATATTCTATTTTCAGAGGATGAAGTTAAATCTATTGATGATGATTTTGTTCCTGAAAAGTACAACAAAGCAGAGGATTTATTGGTTGACTAATGAAAGCATTTAAGCCAGTATCAATTAAAAAAAGTGGATTGAACAGGATTTCAAAAGGTTTGCAACAAAGCCTATGGGATAGTTTTTATAAAGCACTTTTTGATGTTGTAAAGAATAACAGTGTTTACAACGATGTTAACATCTTAGTAAATGCTATTAGAAGTGGTAAAATATACTATATTGATGGGGCTTTCAGAACTGATAAAACTTTTTCTAATGTTGAAGCGTTAGAATTAGAAAGGTTAGGAGCTAAGTTTTGTAAAGGTTCGTACTACATTGATAAAACCTCATTACCTTTTGCAATTAACGAAGCGATTACGTTTGTATATTCTAAACATCAAGCTATTTTTGATAAGCTAGATTTAACACTTGCAAACTTAGCCTTAAATCTTTCTAAAGATACAGAAACACAACTTTATATTAAGTATGCCGTTGAGAGCGTTTTCAAGACGTTACAACAGGATTTAATAATAAGTATGGCAGATAAGTCTATCCCATTGATAGACATATCTAGAAAAGGCGTAGAACAACCTCTAATTGTATCATCTTTCGATAAGGTTGACGAGTATTATAAAAAAACCGAAGAACAAGCAAAAAGACTTCATAATATATGGCTTGAAAAGGTTGAAAAAGCAAAAGATTTAAGAACAAAGTATAAAGACTTTGGAAAAGGTAAAAAAGGCGGATTAGAAGAGCCTCCTAAGGAAGAGCCTCCTAAGTCAAAAGACGATTTAAAAAAAGAACTTGAAAAAGCTGACAAGGAAAAAGAAAAGGCTAGAAAAGATTTACAAGATTTTAGAGATAAACAAGCAAAAGAAGCTCCTAGTTTATTACCAGAAGGCGAAGCTCCAAAAGATGTACTTTCAAGAGCTGATAAAATAGCTCAAGATTATACATACAATATGGATTACTGGGTTAAAAACTTCAAAGCTAAAGAAATCTCTAAAATGCGTGAAGATATTTTGAAAATGCGTAAACGTGGAGAACGTGTTGAAACCGTTGAAAAATATCTACAAGACCGTTGGAAGGTTGGAAAAAACAAAGCTAAGTTTTTAGCACGTAATGAGTGCGGTTTAGCTTCAACTGTTTTAAAAGCTACGTATTATCAAGAAATGGGTTGTACTCATTATTTTTGGTTAAGAACTCATTCAGATGAAAAAAGACCGTTGCACTTAGAACTCGCAAAAGAAGAAAATAATCAATATGGGATTGCAGGAAAAAATATTTTTTCATTTGATAATAACCCCATAATTGATGAGAAAACAGGACAAAGAGGATTACCACAAACTATTTATAATTGCGGTTGTAACTTTGCTCCAATTAAAAACATTGATTACTACATTAATAGAAAGAAAATAGAAAATGCTAAAAGAAATATTTTCAAAAAAGTTACTTACACAATCCAAAACAGTTTCAAACGCTTTAATTCAGTTTACAGATACAGACGATTTGCCAACTGGTAAAAAGTTTAAATCAAAGTTTATTCAAGCTGGATTAGCTAATTATCCTAACTCTTTCGGAGTTGCACTAATTAGAAAAGAAAGTTTTGACAAGTTTATAAACACATTGGAAGGTAAACCAGTTATTATAAACCACAAAGATGTTATAAAAGACAATTTTAAAGATATTGGAGTCGGAACAGTTTGTAACGTATGGTATAATCCCGAAGATGGCTGGTATTGGTGCGATGGTGTAATCACTGATGAAACGGCTATAAACCTTATTAAGGACAAGGGCTGGAGCGTGTCTTGTTCTTATAACATCACGCTTGCAAACGATGAGGGCGGTTTAGAAAACAATATACATTATGACATTGAGTTTTTAGACGGTATTTTTACACACTTAGCTATTGTAAACAACCCTAGATACGAAAGGGCAAATATTGTGTTAAATTCTAAAACAGAAATGGTAAATACTTCAATTGATAATGGGGGAGTAGGTTCAGGAGATTTTAACCACGCAGGCAGACCAGGGGAAGTTGGTGGAAGTGAGCCAGCAGGCACTGGAAGAGGTGGTAAGTATTCAGATGGTAAACGTAACTGGGTAGGTGCTAAGCCTGATAAAACAGAGCAAAAGCCTAAAGAAGAAAATAAACAAGAAAAGGCAGAGCCTGAAAAAGAAGAACGCAAAGTAAATATAAACGGTTCTCAGAAAACTTTGTCTGAAATGGTTCTTAAAGAAAATTTTAAACCAATGAAACAAGGCTTTCAGTATGTAATATATAAAGACAACAAATATTATAGAATTAAACCTAGTGAATATGATTATTTGAAATCTCTTAGCCGTAAAAAAACATATTCAGAAAAACCAAAAAAAGAATTTCAAATTTTGAAAAGTAAGGAAGATGGCAAAATAAAATATAGTCTATATAGAAATGGCGAATTACAAAGCCATTCTGATGATTATTATAAAGTTCTAAAACATAAATTAGATTTACAAAAAGATAGTAAAGAAACACAACAGTTAAAATTGTTTAATGCTTTAAATACAATTATTGACACATATACAAAAAATGCAATAATGAATAGAAAAGAAGAGGAGCGAGAAATGGCACTTTTAGATGAATTGAAAAAACTTGTTGCAAGCGTTGAAAATGCAAAAGACATTGAAGATGATGATTGTAACAAAGTTGAAAATGAACACGTTGACAAACGTAAACTTATTGACGAAGTAGGCGGAATTTTGAAAGATAAAGTTGATGATGAAATCATTAGAACTATTATTGGTAAAATTGAAAAAGTAGCTTACGAAAAATCAGAAGCAAAAGACGACAAAGCTGACAACGAAAAAGATGAAGAAAAAGAAAAGGCTAAAGAAGAAAAGAAAGCCGAAGATGAAAAAAAAGTTGAAGAGCTTGAAAAAGACGTTAAAAAAGACGTAGAAAACAAATGCAAAAACTCTATTGAAGAAGGTAAAGTAGAAAACGCTAAAGAAGATTATTTTACAAAGTTATATAGTATTTATAACGCTTCAATGGAAAGTCCAAAACAAGAACACACTACACAAACTGACCGCCTAGAAGCTGGCAAAAAGTTTTAATAAAGGATAGGAGAAGAAAAAAATGGCATTGAATTTGAATGATTTGAAAATTACCCCTCGTAAAGGTCTTTATGCTTATATGCCTAACGTGCCACAACCGCATAACTGCATTGCTAAAGAAGCTTTACAAGCTGGTGACATTGTAACTCTTGACGCAACAGCAACTAACGCTAATTGCCCAGTTGTTAAAAAAGCTGGAGTTACAGACGCAATTTTTGGAGTTATCCCAGCAGACGCAATGAAAGACGCATACAAAGCTAATGAAAAAGTTATGGTAGCCGTTGAAGGTTCTGTAATTTATTTAGTTGCTAATGGTGCAGTTAATCCAGGTGCTGATTTATACTTTACTGCTGATGGTTATGTTACTGCAACTGCAACTGCTGGAAATAGTATTGTAGGTACTGCACAAGTACACGCAGGAGCAAAAGACGACTTAGTACAAGTGAAATTGAAATTCGCTAAAACTGTTCAAGGTTAATAATAGGAGATTATAAAATGACAGATAAAGAAAAAATGATTGGCGGTTTCACTGTACCGCAATTCCAACAAACTATGCGTATTTATAACGCAAACGAAAACTTTGCAAACGCTGGATTTGAACAACAAATTACTACAACAACTCAAATGTTGGCTAAAGTTCTTGAAACTGACTACTACGAGTTAAACGGTCAAAAACTTTCTGACTTTACTCCAATTGAAGCGGGTTTCGGTGCTTTTTCAACTGAAATTTCACAGTTCGCTACAAAAGCAACTGGAACAGATTTCAAAGCTTGTTTGATTAATCCAACTGCGGGAGCAATCAATCAAGATGGACATACTGATATTGAAGTAGGAAACCAAAAATATCCTAATAACTTCTTTAGAGATACTTTCTCAATTTCTCGTGAAGGAATGGAAATTGCTTCAAGAAACTTAATCCCATTCGATATTTACGAACAAAAAGAAAGAGCTAGAAAGAAAAAATTCCAACTAGGCTTACAAGAAGCTTGGTTCTTAGGTCTTGGAGATGGTCGTTCTTTCGGTTTGTTAAATCAACCTGATGCAATCGTAGATACTTTTACAATGCAAAAGAACTTATCAGAAATGACTGATGATGAATTTGCAACATTTGTTTCAACAATCAGAGGTTATTATGATAACGTAACTAATTCTACTGCAATGTTCGATAGATTGATGTTACCACAACAAGAATACTTTAAACTTGATAAAATCTACGGTTCTTTCGGATTGTCAAGACGTTCAATTCTTGAAGATGTTATGAAAGAAACAAATGGTAAAATCGTTTACACTAGATATAATGCAACTGCGGGAACATCTAATAAGGGAAGATACGCATTGTATAAGGCTGACCCTGATTACATTGAAGGCTTTATTCCATTAGATTACACACCATACCCATTATATCCTGTTAATGCTTTAGATATGGTTTCAAATTGTATGGCACAATTCTCTACACCAAATCTAAAACGCAAAAATACATTAGTTTACTTAGATGTTGAAGGAGCGTAAGTAAAATGATTAAACTTCAAAATAATGCAAGAGCAACACTTGTACACGGCGAATATAAACTTGCCCCTAAAGAAATTTTAGAAGTTCCAGAAAAAATTGCTAAAATATGGACTAAAATTGAGGGCATAGTTGAATATGTTGCCCCTGTTGATTTAAAAGCACAACAGGAAGCGTACGAGGCTGAAATTGCAAAACTTAAAGCGGAATTAGCAAAAGCTAAAGAAGTAAAACCCGTTAAAAGTAAGAAGTAAGAGATAGTAGGAAAGGGAAGAGCAATGACCACAATTGAAAATGTTACAATAGAAGATTTTAAGTTGAGGTTCAAAACTCTTCCTTATCTTCCTATTTATGTTGAAAATAAAGCATATTTTACGGATGATGTTGTATATTACGAATTAAACTTTTACAAGTCGCTTACAGATGGAAATTTAACACTCCCAACAGATATTACAAACTGGGAACTTGTAAACGATACAACAGATAATTATATCACGGATGAAGATATTGAAGAAGCTTTTAATGAAGCTAAAATTAATTTTAACCCGAACGTATTCCCGAATGATGATACAGTAAAAATACCGTTTTTATACTTAGCTGGTCATTATTTGATGATAGATTTAAACATTGCATTAAACCCTTTAAGTACTGGGGCAATAGGATTTACTACTTCAAAATCAGTTGGTAGCGTATCAGAGGGTTATAGTATTCCTCAATGGATGTTAAACAATAAATGGCTATCACCATTTGCACAAACTTCGTACGGTCGTAAATACCTTACACTTATTCAACCTTACTTAATAGGAAATATATTATATACTAATGGTAGTACAGTATTTTAAAAATTATGGCTAAAAATAGAGTAAAAGCTAATTTAACACGCCTTAAACGCCTTGCAAAAAGCCTCAATAGAAACATATCTATAAAAGTTGGGATTATAGGCAGTGAAGCGGGGCAAAAACACGATGGTTCAAATCTTACTAATGCAGAACTTGGAGCAGTCCACGAGTTTGGTGCAACTATCCCAGTAAGTGAAAAAATGCGTGGGTATTTACATTCTATCGGTATTCATTTAAAAGCTGAAACAAATACAATTACCATTCCTGCAAGGTCATTTTTAAGAGAAACGCTTTTAAGCGATGAAGGACATAAAAAACTAACAAAAGTAGTATCACAAATTTTAAGCGGTAATGTTACCGCAGAAAACTTTTCAAGCGATAGTGAAGCAAACAAAGTACTTGATGATGTTGCACAACTTATCGCAGAAAATGCTTATATGGAAGTTATGAAAGCCTTTGAAAATGGCGGTAATCCAACGGCGTGGAAACCTATCACAAAAGCGACGTTAGAACATCGTAAACAAACTAAACAAAGTGATATTCCTTTAACGGATACAGGAGATTTAAGACATAGTATAGCGTTTGCAATTGATGGCAAAAAATGGGGGCAATAATGGCTAAGAAAAAAGTTTTAAAATGTACTGAATGCGTACATTGTTTTAATAATGAATGTAATCACTCATCTAACAAAGGGATTGAATTACACGCAAGAAGAGAAATTGAAAGATATATTAAGCCTATTTCAGAGCTTAACAATGGGGATTGTAAAAACTATGAAAAGTCTAAACTTCTCAAAGATTAAATCATTAAGTGCTAGTTCAGGAATGCCGAATGTTGCAGAGGTTTTAGATGGTTGGATGATACCGCTTGTAATGTATAAACAAGTCCAAAATGTAGTTGATGGCTTCCTTGAAATAACACAACAAAGATTTGATTTCCAAGGGGTTTGGCAACCGTTTACAGATAAACAACTGGCATTACTCCCCGAAGGTCAAAGAGCTTGGAGCCATTATTGGCTACACGTGAAAACGCCTATTGATTTGAATGTTGCGGATGAAGTTGTATATTTAAATAAGCGTTACAAGGTTTTATCATTAAAAGATTACTCATTAGACGGTTATTGTAATTACCATTTAATAAGAGATTACGAGGACAGTAATAACGATGAATAAATCACTAGAGAAAATCTTAGTTGACTTGATAAAATATGAGCTAGATTTACCCGATACGTACGGGGAAACAAGTTCAGGCGATGTTATACCATCGGTAATAGCGTATTCTCAAAACATAAAGCTATTTAACACGCAAAAGTTGCAAATAACGGTTAAAACAGTTTCTTCAAAAGATTATAGTAATAGAGTTGAATTTAAAGAAAATCCTAACCCATCGGAAGATGGAAAAGACGCTTATATTGAAACGCAATATCTTAATCAAAGCCGTTTAATGCAAATAGATATTTATTCTCGCAACAATGACGCAAGAGAACGGTTTTGGGAAGTGTCAACCGCTTTACGTTCTACAAGAGCGGAAGAACTACAAGACCTTTACAATTTTAAAATAGGTACAATTACCAATGCTACAAATTTATCAGGCATTGATGGCGGTTCTGATATTAACAGATATTCAATAAGTTTTAACGTAATCGTTCACTATGCAAAAGAGCGTTACATTGATTACTACGACAAATTTTCATCAAAAGTTTATACAGAAAAAGGGTTAATAACCAAAATTTAGAGAGGAGAAGGTCAAATGACTACTTATGAAGTCCCATTAAGTTATACCATTAATGTTTCGCTTTCTGCAACTCCATCTGGCTTAGCAGATTTTAACACTAATAGTATAGCAATTTTTTCAAATGAAACGGCAACATTTTCAGAGCCTTATAGAGCTTATATGACCCCTGTAAGCGTTGCTCAAGACTTTGGTACAGAGTCTTTAACTTATAAAATGGCTAATGCTTTGTTTAATCCAGTACCTAACTTTAGAACTGGTGGGGGTGTTCTTTATGTATTCCCATTTGCTGGGGTTAATGCAACTGCAAGCACTTTAACAACAGAGGATATTTCTGCAAATGTTGAAAACTTTAAAACCGTTAAAGACGGTGCGTTAAATCTTACAATTGATGGTATAGATACATTGATTACAGGATTGAACTTTACAGCCGTTGCAACACTTGATGATGTTGTTACAGTTATAAAAGGTCAAAATCCTGATGTAAATATTGAAGTAAAAGATAATAAAATTATATTTACTTCAAGAAAACTAGGTACTAACGGCAGTGTAGCAATTAAAACTGCAAGTTCTGGAACAGATTTAAACGGTGCTACATATTTAAACGGAGCAAATGCAACATCTACAACAGGGGTAAATGCAACAGGAGATAAGCTTTCTGACGCAGTAACTGCTGGTTTACAACAAGTTTATTTTGGTGGGGTTTTAACAACTCAATATGCAGATGATGAAACAATTCAAGCAAATGCTAAAGCTATTCAATCTCAAGATTGTACATATTACGAAGTAATGCCATCAATGAAAGATATTGCTATTACTGGTAAAGATATTAAATCAGCAGGGTTAGGCAAAACTAGAACTTTAGGTTACACTTTGGCAGAGGGTAAAGAAGCCATCGCAACTTATGCAACTATTGCCAAATCTGTTAATTATACAGGCACAAACACTGCTAATACATTGAATTTGAAAACATTAACAGGCATTTTGGCTGATACTGGATTAAATGATACTTATGTATTATCTGCTCAAAAAAATGGCGTTGACATTTATGGCAATACTGGCGGTTTGAGCGTTGTTTATTCAAATGATAACAATGGATATACTGACGATATTGAAAACCAACTTTGGTTGAAAAAAGCCTTAGAAGTTGCTGGTTTTAACTTCTTACGCCAAACTAATACAAAAATTCCTCAAACAGAACAAGGCGTAGCAGGCTTAAGAAATGCTTATGCTCAAGTTTGTGAACAAGCTATTAGAAATGGTGTAGCAGGTGCTGGAACTTGGAACAGTGCTGTTCCTTTTGGTGACCCAGAAGATTTTAAACGCAACATTGAAGAAAAAGGCTATTACATTTATTCAATCCCAGTTGCACAACAATCTCAAGCAGATAGGGAGGCGAGAAAAGCCCCTGTGTGTAATATAGCGTTAAAATTTACCTCTGCAATACATCAAAGTGAGGTTATTGTTAATGTAGAACGTTAAAACTAGATTTATTATAAGAGCGAGGTGGAGTATTTAATATTTTTTCTATACTCCATCCGCATTTCAATCTATAACAAAACGTAGTTTTAGAGATGTTATATTTTGTAGCCCATTCTGCGAATGTCAACTTTTGATTATTATAAGATATAAAACGATTATTTCTGCGATTATTAGCTTGTTGTAAATTAGTTGCCCATCTACAATTAGTAGGTTCGTAATTACCATTTACATCAATTCTATCAATACTCAAATTATTTTTATAAACGTTTTGCATTGACCAGTTATAAAATGCTTTAAAATCGTTTTTCCATTCATCGCAAACAGTTATACCACGACCGCCATAATCTTTATAATTATCAGCATTTTTAGAATAACATCTATATTTCATTCTACGCCAAATATTATAAATTCTAGTATTTGTCATTCCATGTTTTTTACTATTTAAACCTGATTTTTGGCTAGCTTCAAATTGTAAACATCCACAAGATTTAGTTTTTCCTGCTATTAAATCAGCGGTTCTTGCGATTTTTTCATTACCGCAAACACATTTGCATAACCAGTATCTATTTTTGTTTTTTGAAAAAACATATTTAATAGCGGTTAATCTCCCAAATTTTTTCCCAGCTAAATCTTTGGCTACGCTCATAATACCTCCTGTAAGTATATCCTGTATATAAACAATGTGAGAAGGTTATACAGGATTTTAACTTTTCGGGAGCTACCCTATCTCACACTTAACTAAACATAGCATAAATAATATAATAATACAAGAGAGGAATTGCAAAAATGGTACAAATGGCACTCACAGGCAACGATAGCTTGATTTTATCCGATAGAGTTATTTCTGACTTTACAGACGGTTCAACTATTGAATTAGCCTTTTCTAATGACCGTGTAGGTATTTCTACTGGTAAAAATGATACAACAGTTTACGCTGATAACAGACAAGGCGGAAACGCAACATTAATATTAAGAATTTTGCGTGGCAGTAAAACTGATATATGGCTAAACAGATTGTCAAACAATCAAGATAAAGACTTGCCATCATTTACAGTTATGAATGGTTCTTTTACAAAAAGAATTGGTAACGGTAACGGCGTAGTAAGATATGATAACTATGTTCTTTTAGGCGGTGTTTTCCAAAAATACCCAGACGCACAAGAAAATTTACAAGGTGAAACCGAACAAGGTACAACAGTATATAATATTTTCTTTGCAAAAGCTAATAGAGCAATTGGTTAAACAAAGTTATAAAGGGATGGATATGATTGTTCATCCCTTTTTTGTCATAATTATAGAAAGGATTAAATTTAAGAATGGTAGAAGAGTTTTTAACACAGAATGGGAACAAAAAGGTTAAGATTATACCCGCAAGCTTTAAACAAGCCTTAAAATTGAAGCAAGAGGCTTTAAAATGTATTACAGACAAAAATATTTTAGAAGGTTTAGATTTAAACAGTACAAAAGATGGTAACACAATGCTTGCTAAAATTGTAGATATTATTTCTGCAATTGATAGTTCAGAGGCATTTAATAACGCAGTTTTTGATTGTCTTTCTTGTTGTACTTATGAAGAGTTTCACAAAATTACAGAACAATTATTCGATGATTTCCCAGAACTTAGGGAAGATTATTACGAAATTGTTGCAAAATGTGTTGAGGTAAACTTACGCCCTTTTTTCAAGAGCCTAAGTTCAGAGTTGAAAACAAGGTTCAAAAGCATAGACAATGCCCTAGAACAAAAATTACCGCAGACGGAGAGAGTTTAAAAGTCTTTACGCTTGCAAAAGCTGGGTACTTTGGGGGAAATCCCGATACAATTTATAATAGTCCAGTTGATATTGTTATTGATACATATGAATACGAGTTATTTACTCGTGATTATGAAGAAACGTACATTGATTTAAACAGTAAAGGTACTAATTAAATGGCTTCACTTGGTGAATTGTTTGTTGAACTTGGTGTTTTTGCGGACACAAAAGAGCTTGAAAACTTTGAAAACAAGCTAGAACAAGTTAAAAGCAAAATGAATGATACAGTTAAGCAATCAGCTAAAACTGTTGAACAACAAAATAAACATAATAAAAGCCTTAAAGACGGTGCAATGAGTACACGTGGTATAATTGCAACTATGACCGCTTTTGTAACGGCTTTAGTTGGTGCTGGTGTTGCTTTAAACCGTTTAACTGATAGCTTAGTTCAAAGTAATCAGAAAATGTTAGATTTAACCCGTACATCTGATATTGCTTTAAGTACATTTCAACAATGGGATGATGTTGGTAAAATGTTCGGGGTAGATAATGCCTCCCAACAACTTGATAACCTTAATCAAAAATTGTTTGAACTAAGGCTAACAGGACAGGGAGCAAGGGGATTTCAACTTGCTGGGATAAATCCTATTGGACAAGACGCAGAGGGCGTATTAGAACAACTTAGAGGGCGTATCCGTGGAATGAGTGATACATCCGCAAGCTATTTGCTCCAACAAATGGGAATTGACCCTAAGATGTTACACTTGCTTAGGATGTCAAGAGAAGAGTTTGAAGAATTACAGGAAACTCTTGCAAGATATAGATTAACTGATGAACAGACGCATTCTATACAAGCAATGAACGCACAGTTACAAATTGCTAGAATAAAATTAGAATATCTTAAAAATCGTGTACTTCTTAAACTTATGCCTATTGTAGTTGAATTTACAGAAAGTATAGCAACTATTGCAGAGGCATTTTTAATAATGGGTAAAACTGTAATAAATACTACGGTAAAATTTAGAGGTTTTATTACTGGTACGATACTTTTAACAACTAATTTGAAAAAAGTTTTACTAACTTTGAGAAAATTCCCAGTGATTTTTCAAATGTTTAAACCTATTGCAAAATTTTTAATTAACACTTCTAAAATGTTTAAGAATATTAACTTAGGTTTAGTAAAAGCTATTGCAAAACTTCCTATTTTTGGAACTTGGATTGCAAGAATAGGGGGAATGTTTACAAAATGGTTATTTCCATTAACAACAGCTTATTTAATTCTTGATGATATAGCTACATATATGACTGGGGGCGATAGTTTACTCGGTCGTGTTATGGACTGGATGAGTGGACAAGGTCAAGGCATTTCAGAAGCTTTTTCTCAAATGTTTGGCGGTGATGTTTTAGGCGGTGCAGGTGATTTATTAACAAATTTATCCAATACGCTTAATGGACTTACGAACGCTATTTCAAGACTTGTAGATATATTGACAGATTTATTTATTGGTAAAGCTGGGGTAAAAGCTTTGCACTGGATAAATCCGACAGGTTCAGAACTTATTAAAAACTTTGGCTATGACCCTGAAACTGGGCAAAAGCTTGATAAAACGGCTTTTATTACTCCTGCAACTAATTCAATGATAAATAATAATAATGCTACTTATGATAATAGTAATAAAACAAATACAGTTAATCAAACAATAGCAATCAATACTAATCAACCTGTTGATAGTATTAAACAACAATTACAATATGCAAATAGGATTATGGCGTAATGGTAAATAATTTAACTGGAGCAATAATTAAACAGGCAAACAAAGAGGATAAGCCTTTTATTGCTTATTTTGATATTATACAAGAACATACAATATCTTTTAGTAATTCGATAACAGATTATTACCTAGAAGATAACACGGCTATACAAGACCATATTTCACACGCTCCATTGACAATTGCATTGAGTGGTATGCGTGGGGAATTAACTTATACGCCGTCTGATACGGATGTAGCTAAAGAACTAGCAAAGGCAAAATCAGTTACAGCAAGCAGAAATCTTTTAACTCAAGCAAGCAAATTAAGACCGTTAAATATGTTTTTACCCCCTGTTAGTAATGCTATGGCATTAGCTAGAAACGTAGCTACTTATGTAGCTAATAGTATAGCACGCTATGACGGTATTTTGAAAAGCTGGAGTAATACTAACTATGGACTTAATCAATATCAAGGGATAGGCTTTTCTCAAACAAATACAAAACTTGAAGAAGTTTGTGCTAAACTCCGGTCTTTAAGTGCAAATAATACCGCTTTAATTGTACAAACTCCGTATCAAAGTTTTCAAGATATGTATATTGAAAGTGTAACGCTTTCACAGGGTGAAAATAATTATGTTACAGATATTCAAGTAACTTTAAAACAACTTAGATTTGCAGAAGTAACAACAACAAAGCCCGATGAAAATGTTATGTCGCAATATACGGCTTATCAAAGGGTATCTGATGAAAATAATGGTAAAGCAGGAAATAGAAAGTCCGAACTTGCTAAAATATGGGATAGTAATATAGGTAAAATATAATGCAAGAAATAACTACATTAACAAATTCACCAAAACAACGCTGGACACTTGTACTAGATAACAATGAAACCGCAGAATTTTATTTATATTATTTAATCCGCAATCAAGCGTGGTATTTTGATATAGATTATAAAAACTTTTCTGCAAAATGTTTGAAATGTGTTTTAACTCCTAATGCTATGAGAAGTTTTAGACGTATTTTACCTTTTGGGATTGCTTTTTTATCTGATGATGTATTAGACCCATACCAGATAGATGATTTTTCAAGCGGTAGAGTAAAAATGTACACTTTGAACAAAGACGAAGTTGAAAACATAGAAAAAGAAATTTATTATGCTTAAAAAAAATGCTATATATAGAGTAACAATTTATAGTAATACCGAAACAATTATAGTAACAATGCCTATAACTTGTTCTATATCAACAACTAGAGGGCTTGTTACTGATAGCAACAGTGCTACAATTAAGCTTTATAACTTAGCTCCTAACACTCGCAAAAAGATTTTTCAAGATAGTTTTACCCTTGATAGTTCAAAATGGCATTATGTACACGTAGAAGCTGGCTACGGTAATAATTTGAACGGTGTATCTACTATTTTTAGAGGTAGAGTTATGCAAGCATATTCATACCGTGATGGCGGTTCTGTTGATACCGTTACAGAAATACAAGCTCAAGCCTTAGATATATTTGATTGTCAAGTTTCTACAACTATTTTAGCAGGGACTACAAAAATTGAAGCCGTTCAACAACTTGTAAATGCTGGAATGCCTAATTGTAAGCTTGCTAATGTTGGGAAATTAGACGGTAAGATTTTAAGTGATACATCCTTTGATGGCAATACAATTGACGCAATCAATGAAATAACGGGCGGTAAGTGCTTTGTAGATAATGAAAATGTTAACGTCCTAATGAATAATGAAGTGTTAGATGTACCAGTCCCAGTAATTACCGATAGTAATTGTTTATTAAGTACTCCGATACGACGTGACGCCAATTTAGAAGTAAAAATGATTTTTCAACCTGATTTAATCGTTGGACAATTGTTAGAAATTCAATCAAGCGTTTCTCCTAATTTTAATGGACAATACAAAGTTTTAGGCTTTACTCACGATTTATTTTTTTCGGGTGCAGTATGCGGAGAAAGAATAACAACTGTACAATTATGGATTTTACCATTGCTTCCAGGGGCAATAGACCAATTAACAGGTAACCAACAAAGTGCAACAACTGGAGCATATAAAGTAAATGGTTATGACGTTTCACCCGTTGAAATGACTTCAACTGGAGTATGGGTTAAACCAGTTGCTTATGGAAGTATTTCAAGCGGTTTTGGCAGACGTTCAAGACCTACGGATGGAGCAAGCACTAATCATAAAGGTATTGATTATGCCGTACCAATAGGAACATCCGTACGAGCAACAAGAGCAGGAACAGTTAAAATACTTTCTCAAGGTTCAATAGGTTATGGACATTACATTATTATTGAACACGGAACAATAAACGGACAAAAAATGCAAAGTCTTTATGCTCATTTAAGTAGAGCTATTGCTAGAAATGGAGCAAAGGTTCAAGCTGGTGATATAATTGGGCTTTCTGGTGCAAGTGGTAATGTTACTGGACCGCATTTACATTTTGAAATTAGACGAAATGGAGTAGCTGTAAATCCATTAAATTATGTAAGTAGGTAAAAATGAATATTACAGATAAGTTTTTAAATCTTTCAAGTGAAACAACTTTACAATCAGTTTTTAAAGGCACAATGGAGCGAACAGGAAAAGAACTTAATTGTATCCGCATAGGTATTATTCAAGAGTTTCACCCCGAAGATTTAACCGCAAAAGTACTTATATCAAACAAAAAAGACTTAGGGCAAAATACAGACGGTACCCAAAATTTCCGTAACTTTGCACTTGTTAGAGCAAAGGTTTGTTATTGTAACCCTTTTGTCACATATCCTCTTGAACAAGGTATGGAATGCGTTTTGTTATTCAATGATAGGGAGATGGAAAGCTGGTTTGTAAACGGTGGGGTAAACCCTTTAGCATATCCACGTATGCACGCTTTAACTGATTGTATTGCTTTATGCGGTATTCGTTCAATCCCTCAAATGATTTCAATACTTGCGGATTGTTTAAACTTATTTTATGGTAATTCAAATATTGCTCTTTCAAAAGATTTGATAAATATTACATCGGGTACAGTTCAAGCAAGTAATTTGCAAGCGATGAATGGTGCAAGCGGTAATATTATAGATAGTCAAGGTAAAACTTTAGCAAAAGTTGAACACGGTATAATAACAGAGATATATTAAATCTTTACACATTATGCCACTAGCTGAATGCACACAATAATAATATAATAAAGTAGGGTAGTTTTAATGAAAGTTAGAAACGTAGATAATAATTTTGATTGGTGTTTTGGAAATTCTTATACAGATTATGTAAAAGAAGCTTATGCCGTAGCCATTGATATTAAAATGCGTTTGCAAGAGTTCACTAACGATTGTTTTTTTAATTTACCTAAGGGCATTGATTGGCTTACTAGACTTGGCTCACATAATCAAAAGAACTTACTAGACAACGATATTCAAAACGTCGTATTAGACACGACAGGCGTTTTAAATATAGCAAATTTTGAAAGTAGCGTAAGCGGTCGTAAATATACTTGTAATTTTAATGTTTATCAAGTATATTCTACTGACGTTTTACCAATTACTTTTAACTTTGAACAAGGATTGAATTAAAATTATGGCTGATATTCTTAATGAAA